TTTTGCAAGGGTTTTTAATAAGTTTTTATATGCTACCTTTAACGATAGGAGGGGATTAAAGGTTGCAAAGGAATGAGATTATTTTTATTTATTATGCAACCTGTTGACTATCAACACTAATATTTTCAAATGTATATACAATGTATAACAAATTTAACACAAAATACTTGACAAATACCATTTCATTTCGTATCTTTATACTGTTCATTATTTCAGTTTTTAGGATCATCGGCCGGGGATTTTAGCCGATTAACCCGGCCGATGATAACTAAACAAAATAAACCCCTCTAATAAATAGAACACAACATAAGCCATAAACACCAGGCAATCAAATAAGAGGGCTAAAATCAAACAAAACAAGCGAATAAACACAATACAAGGCATACAGGGCCGCCGCATTTCCCGCCGATGTAAATAATGTATGTACTCAATCCCATATAGAACAACACCAAAGCGCGAAGCGCTTAGGAAAGCCTCTAAAACTTAAAATAACACATTCTAAAGCAAAAACAACTAAAACAGGGGTATTAGTCCCAAATCCCTAATAATAGGGGCATACAACCAAAAACAACCCACAAACATAGGGGCAAAAATTCATACAAGTTAGGCGCAAATTTCCCCCTCAAAAATAGCAAGCACACCAAAAATACTGCTTTGCTAGATGGTGGCTTATTCCACCGTCGTACAAAACGCATTTTCCCCCTCAAAAACACCCCAAATAAAGGCAAATCACTAAATTCTAAAGCCTTAACAATCAACCATTTAAAAAGCGCTCATTTTGCCCCCAAAAACAGGGGATAAATACATGCGTGCGCACCACCCAAAACATACCAATCAAACAATGTATTTCAAATTTGTAGGATGTGGGTAAAAATTGCAATTCCTTACAAGTTTGTAATAATGGGTATTTATTTGTTAGATGATGGCTTTTATATTATTCCATTTGAAGGGGATAATTTAGAAATGTTTTTGCTTTTCAAAAAGAGCCGTTTAAAAAACAAAGCCCCCCACAAGGTTTTGGTTTTTGGTTCTCGGTTAAGGGGGTATGATATTCCCCCCTCACCTATATAAATTTTTTAAAAGTGGTGCCTAAAAGAACAAAATTAAAAACATGCCCCTGTAGGTAGGTTTTGGGGGAAATTGGTAAAAGGGGAGGCGTGAGAAAAAAATAAAAAAAATTTTTAAGAATACGCAACCTTTAGGAGAAAGATAGGTATAAATGGTAAGTTAGGGAAGTTGGGATATTTTTTGAAGAAAGAGGCTAAATATTTTGGATAATTAAGGATTAGGTATTAAATTTGTAGAGATGGATAGCAGTAATGATATATGTCGGCGGGAGTTCTGGACGACGGAGAATGTTGGGTGGTATGAGAGATTGATGGAGGATATAAGAAGGGATTTCGAGGAAAATGCTGTTGGCGTATTCACGGCAGGGTTTGGGGATGGGGTGAGTGATTTGACTAGTGATAAAATAAAGCTTGATAAAACCAATGCCGATGATAGGGAAACTATTTAAAAGAGAACTAAAACCCAAATTCACCACTGAGATTGTGAATAGAGGGGGGAAGAGTTGTAGGGTGAATATAAAGAAGGACGGGATAAGGTATGGGTACGCGGAGTTGTATTTATGGGACGAGGAGGTAGATGTGGTGAAATTTGAGAATGTGATTAAGCTTGCGATAAAGTGAAGAATAGGAATTTAAACCATAGTGATAATTGGGCGACACCAAAAGAATTTTACGACAAATTAAACGCTGAGTTCAATTTCGACTTTGATCCTTGCCCTTTATGTGAAACTGAAATAACGCCGGATAAAGATGGATTACTTATTGAATGGGGACAAAGAAACTTCATAAACCCACCATACAGCAGAAAAATAAAAGAGGCGTTTGTAAAGAGGGCGATTGAGGAAAGTAAAAATGGTAAGTTGTGTGTAATGTTATTACCGGTTTCCACTTCTACTAAACTATTTCACGAGGAAATACAGCCAAATGCTAAAGAGATAAGATTTGTAAAAGGAAGGGTAAAGTTTGTAGGTGTAAATACCAAGGGAGAATTAGTAAATAAAAATTCGCCGATGCACGACAGCATGATTGTTGTATTCGGCTAAATTAACCAATAACATGACACTATACGACACATTAGGAGTGGATAAGGGGGCAAGTGCCGCCGACATCAAGAAAGCCTTTAGAGAAGGTGCTAAAAAGAAACACGAAGACAAAGGAGGAGATAACGAAGAAATGGTTGAGTTGAACAAAGCTTATGCCATTTTGAGTAATCCTGCTAAAAGAAAGCGGTATGATAACACTGGCGAAACCAGCGAGGAGAGTTTTGAGGTAAAATTTGCCGGCTTGATTCAGCAGGTATTTATGGGATTGGTTGAGAGAGAGGAGAATGTGGAAGGAATGGATTTAGTGAAGAGGTTCGGCGACATAACGAATGGGATATTGGCCGAGAATAATAAAAACAAAAGGACCGTAGAAAGAAAAGTGGAGAAGATTAAGAAAGTGTATGACCGGTTGAGCGAAGGAAGGATTAAGATAGTAGTAGGCAATAATCTGGAGGATGAAAAAAGAGCCTTGGAGTTAGTGAAGGAAAATATCGAGTTTTTGAAAAAATGTAAAGAAGTGATCGCAAGCGAGCACTATCGCTTTGAAGAAGTAGACTTGCCCCAAGTGGATTGGATTCAATTTAGAACAGCTTAAAAAATAAAAACCATGCAAATAACAAAAGTAGAATTAGTAGGTTCCGGATTTAAGGGAATGAATGTCACTTACATCAAGGAAGACCCCAAGGGGGGAATAAACAAAATGAAAGAAGTAACGGAAAGGCCAAGGCATCCGATTCAGTTGAATTTGGAAATTCCGTTTAAGGATTTGAGGTATTACTTGCTGAATATTTGCGACATACTTGGAGAGGATTTGGATAAGTTTGCCAAGGACTCGCTGATGAATGATTGTGAAGTGACGGCCGTTGAGTTGATTGGCGGATGTATTGTGATTAAGGGCACAAAGAGCGTATTTGGCGAAAAGGCGTTTAAATTGACCACGCCGAAGGTAGAAGAAGAGGATGGGTATTTTCATTACGACACGCTAAAAAGCATCGTGGAGAAGCTTGTGGAAGAAACTAAGCTGTATTTGGCTGGAAGTGTTGTTGTGGATAATACGGAAGTGGTGGCGAGATGGATAGGTGCTGGCAAAAGCAAGGAATTTGATATTGAGTCGTTCAATGCGCTTTCTGCCGAAGATAGGGAAAAATTCTGCACGCAAGTATTGGAAAATGATTTCGGAAAGGCTGTTTTGGGCATGAGCGATTTTTCGGTTAATGAAGAAGAGGAGGAGGATGTTGCTATTGAAGGCGAGGAGATTGTTATTGAAGCGAAGGGCGAGGAAATTTTAATACCGGCAAGTAAGTAATCATGGCAAAAAAGATTAAAACAAAAGTGGGGGCAATGAGTAGGTCTGCATTCGCCCCTAAAACCGAAACGCCCCCAATTGAATTACCAAACGAGCCTATGTACACATCATCTATAAGCGTTGCAATTTACTCAAACGGAGAATGGTTTACACCACACTCAAGACATGGTGTTTTCAGGAGAAAACAGCCGACTAAGATTAAAAAACCACTAAGTCGTAAAATAAACGAAGGAACAGGAAAAATAAGAATTAGATAATGTACCCCCAAAAAGTAAAACTAAACGAGCAGCATCGGTACTTCGACGATGAAGGAAAGGAATATTTAGGCTTTAGCAAATGCTTTGATGAATTCATGACAAAACCCTTCAATAAGGAAGGCGCAGCTTATGGAACAGCAAAGAGCCAAGGAATACCCGTAAGTGAAGTGGTGGCTAAGTGGGATGCGCAAAGAGACGAAGGCAGCCGAATAGACGCATGTTTGGATATGTACGCGCATACAGGCATGTATAAACCCGAAGACGAAGACATTATTGACGGCGTGAGAGAAGTTCTGAAGATTTATGACGAATATCATAAAAGCGCAGGGCAATTGGTATTGTATTCTAAAAACTACCGAGTGGCCGGGATGTGTGATAAAATGTGCGTTGTAAGCAACAGGAAAGATAGCCCCTTTGTGATGGCAGATTTTAAGTGCTTTGAGAAAGAGATTGAATTCATGCCGAGCGGTTCGCCGAGGTTTTTTAACGCGCCCTTTGATTACATGGCGAATACCAAGTATTCTAAGATTTGCTTTCAGATTAGTTTTTACTCATATTTGTTGGAAGAACTGACGGGAAGAAAACCAATTCGACAGTTTATACATTGGATAGACCCCAGAAGCATGAAGAGAAATGAAGCCGGAGAATTGAATGTTATTCACAAGCTGATACCCGTTCCATACCTTCGCGCCGATGTAATTTTATTTTTAGAGACGTATAAAGAAAGAATATTAACCCTTGTAACGCCTAAAGTAGTGGAGGCTTTTTGATTATGGAAGACGATAAAGAATGGCATAAAATAGGCGATAAGCTAACCAAATATCTTGGTATTTGTGGATGCCAAAGAAAACTAAAAAGCATTATTGACGTGCTTGTTAGAATTTACGAAAAAGGAAAAACAGATGAGCACAATTGGACCCCAGAAGAATATTTGATTTTAGCAATGCTAGACGCAAGGGATTTAATTACTCACGGCGTCAATTGTGAATATCCAATTATACTACACATGACAAAAAACGATGATGATTTTTGGAAATGGATAGATTCGGTAAAAAATAACCCTAATTTAGAGGATAATTAATTTTTTAAACATGAATTACAAAGAAAAAATTTACGAGTTTGTTGATAAAATAAACATTACCAACACTGATTTTGATTTTGTTTGCGCGGATAGACCCATGACAGACAAAAGAGCGCAAACCATAAAGCTTCTTTTTATACATCAGGATGGGCGTGATTGCAAAATTTTAGTTGGCGTGAGAGCCGCTTCAATAGTTGAAGAAACGGATTTTGCCGATGTGTATAAATCTTTTTATTTAGATGTGGTTAAATTCTTTTTACCCGAAAAAGAATCAGTAGAAAACTTAGATAAAATAAGCGCCGAAACACTTGTTGAGGTTGGGCTTGAAAAAATGAAAACGCTATAATGAGTTATTTATTTTATATCGACGAAAAGAACGCGGTGGTCATTCGGCCAGACTGCTATAAGCTTTCGCCAGAACTATCTGCTGTTAGTGAGAAAGATATGCTGTTTATTATTTTAGCTTTCGATTATCACTCCATATACAGACAATTTCCCGAACACGAAAGAATTAAAAAAGCAATGTTTCACGTATACGAAAAATACGACCCCGAAATATTGAACAAACATTCGATTAAACTTGCGATAGATGCGTATAAAGGACTGCAATACGACCCCAAAATTCATTTAGCTGAGAGATATCAAAAGAAAATTGACAGGCTCTTAGAAATTCTCGACGAAGAAGATGGCGCCACAGCAATTGAAAAAAACACAAAGGCCATTGATTCGTTAAGAAAAAACATTATTGAGTTGGAAAACGAAATAGCTGAATCGATAATAAAAAAAGGGCAAGTAAAAGGCGACCAAGAACTAGGATGGCTTGAAGAGATGAAAACGAATACAAAACATTACGCGTCGCTAAAAAAAGAATAGTTTATGGATGGACTTATTCCGCAAATACCATACATAAAGAATAAAGGCTTTATGGATTCCCTTGCTCCAATAGCAAAAAAAGGAATCCCAAAAGAAGCGGATAGCCGAAGAAATAAATCCGTACTTGGTACCACTCAGCATGAATCTTTCTGGCTTGAAGAATTAGACAAGATTTTAAATGGAGTTGTGATTGGCGGCCGATGGATTCCCGGCAGATTTTACTATTACATGAATTACAAGTACATGTCAACCATTCGTGGAGTAATAACCCCCGACATGGTTGATTTGCACTTAGAGATAGCTTATTACATCGAGTACTGCAAAAACAACGGGGTTAATTACCTTGGCGAAAAAGGAAGAAGGAAGGGTGTTTCTGAGGCGTTTCACACAATGGTTATTGATTACGGGTGGAGGTTTGGAGAGGCATATAAAGGAGGCGTTGCCGCAGGTAAGAAAGTGTACGTTGAGGATTTCATTTCTAAGTGGAGGTTCGCCGATGCATCATTGCCCCCTGAACTAAGCATGAAAAAACTCACCGATAACAACGATGAGATAATTGCAGGTTACTCAATAAAGAACGAATACGGCGCCTTTGTAGAACAAGGTTCGTTTAATACGATATACGCCCGTACCATGCACACAAACCCCAATATGTTTAAGGGGTTGTATTTAAACGACGTTATTTCCGAAGAGATTGGTGAGCACGAAAAATGGTTTGAGTTCTTTTCTGCCACGAAAGATTGTTTGATGTCAGGTAATAAACAGGTTGGTAGTTTTTTTGGGTTCGGTACGGCCGGAAGCGTGAATAAAGGAAGCAAGGATTTTAAAAGGATATCAGAGGAAGCGGCTGCTCATAATTTTATTGAGCACATGATTTTCGCCAATAGGTTTTATTATTTTGGAGGAGCAACTGAAAAAAACCGACAACTGCCGATTAACTCTGATTTATATAAGGAGTACAAAGCCTACCAACTAATCGGCGTTGAAGATTTAGAATTATCAAAGGCCGACATACTAGCGAAAAGAGAGAAATTACTTAAAGAGGGCAACTTAAAGGAATACAACGAGGACTTACAGAACAACCCCCTAAGCAAGAAGGACATGTTCCGTAAAACAATTACGAACAACTTTAATATTGATAAGCTAAACAGCCAACAACACGCGATAGACTCTATTGAGCATAAAAAATATTCTAGGTACATACTAGATTGGGTAAGGGACGACAACGGGATGATAAAAACACCTTGGAGAGTTAAAGCGCGTCCTGCAAAACCAGAAGAATCTGACGAGCATGTTGTTTATATTTTGGACGCAGAACACCCAAGGTTAAAATTCAAGAATCTATACGTTGCCGGTATTGACAGCTACAATATTGACACATCGAAGACCTCAAAATCATTGGGGGCTATGTGTGTTTTGATTCGCGAAAATTCTATACACGATGCGTTAAAAAAAGCACCCGTTGCCGTAATAAGAACAAGACCGCCAAGAAAAGAGATTTTTTATGAAATGTGCTTAAAATTAGCCGTTTATTACAATCTTATTGGAAATGTTTTAGGGGATATTAGAAGTGATGGCATTTTAGAGTTTTGGAAAAGTTGGGGAGCGGATAGGTACCTAGCACATCGCCCTGCCAAGTTTGAATCTGAAAATTCCGATCAATTAACTGATTATTGGTTTTCTATTAACAGATTCAGTAAGCCCTTAATGGTAGGCGTTATGCAAAGACATATTGAAGATTACAGTCAACACCTTTGGTTTAATTCATCTATTGCGACCGGACCAAACTTAATTGATGAATTGCAGAATTACGACGAAGTTGAGATTGGTTCGGATAATGACTTGGCTGATGCTTATGGAATCGCCCTTGTTCAAGATATAAGTTGCGAAACAAGACCAAAGGATTTAGAAAAGCTCGACGAAGAAAACCCCTTCGACCTACCCGAATACATACGCGGCAAAGACGGCAATGTTTATTTGGCCGATGGCAACGAAGACGAATTCTCTGAACACACAGAAGGGGGCATTAGTTTATAAATTAGACTTTTATTGTTAAAAAATTAAATTATATTTACGGTAAATTAATTTTACTGTAAATGGCATTAGTAAGCTGGCCTCGTGAGGACGTCCCTCAAAGAGAAAAATCAAAACCTGAATACTTTAAGAAAAGGCTTGACTATGCCGAACAACTTCTAATAAATTACAACGATTCAAGGTCGAGAATGACCCGTTTGTACGAGTCGTATAATGGCGTTAAAACGTCCGCAAGTTTAGCGTGGATAGAAAGACGTTACGGTAAGCAAAACGCCGCCAAATACATCGCTTATCGCGTAGGAAGAACGAAAATAAATCTTCTTATGGGCGAGAAGTTAAAAAGACCCCTTTCTTCAACAGTTGAAACAATCAATCGTGATGCTATTTCGGCCAAGATGCGCCAAATGGATATTATGATTGGCGCGATGCTTGCAAAAGACGAATTAAGAAAATTGCAAAGTATTGGTGTTGATGTAATGGAAGGTGCGCCAATTCCTGAAAACGAAGACGACCCTATTTGGAAAAAAATGTCTCCAAAGGACAAGGAAGAAGATATCATGCAAATAATTCTTGACAACCAATTAATTGAATTGGATGTAAGAAAAAAAATGGCAGATTGCTTTCTTGATTTACTAATCACCTCAATGTGTTATTGTAAAATAGAGATAGACCAAAAAGGAGACGTTGAGTTACACAGGATAGACCCCCGTGACGCTATATTTGAAGAAATACAAGGAGATGATTATTTGGAGAAGTCGCCTGTAAAAGGCTGCCGACAAACAATGTCGATTCAGCAAATATTAACCCGTTACGCATTAACCAAAGAACAAAGAGACAAGTTAGATAACGCAAGATTAAATCCCGACATGTATTTAGGTTCGGGAGGATTAGGACGCGGTTACATGAGAATGATGAACAGCCAAATGGTGGCCGACGTTATTCATATCGAGTGGGATTCTGTAACGCCAATGTATTACAAGAAATCACCAAAAACAAAATCACAATTAGAGATTGATTCTAGCAGCAATGTTTATACTTTAGAAATGGATGCGAGATATTACGAAGATAATATTGACATGCATAAAAAAAATATTGAGAGAGGTGATTATGAAGTAGAAACAAGATATAGGATAACTAAATACGAAGCCACTCGAATCGGCGGATGTATAGACGTGAACATGAGAGAGAAGCCATATCAAGTTCGTTCTATTGATAATCCAACAGATGTGATGAGTTCTACTTACCACGGATATATTTGCGGAACAGTTGATGGCGTAAGAATTTCAATACAGCAAATGATTGAAAATTTTGATAACATGTACGACATTAACATGTATCAAATCAACAAGGATTTGGCAAGAGCAAAAGGAAAGGCTTTGTTTTATGACTTAGCCGGATTACCTGAAGGTAAAAAAATGAAAGATATTATGTACCAAGTTTTAAATGACGGTATAGTTTCTTTCAACTCCGCCGCCGCAGGAAATTTCTCAGGAAGAAATCTTGACTTAACAAACGCTATTAAAGAAATAGATTTAGGATTAAGCGCATCGCTTGAATATTCATTAAGATTACAAGACAACATCCTTAATCAATTAAATCAAATTACAGGCATAAACGAGAACCGAGAAGGTCAAATCGCCGCCTCATCTACCGCTACAAACGCCAATTCAGCAATAAGCGCGTCACGCACAATAACAGAGCCTATATTCTACGGAATGAACGGCATGGAAAAAAGAGTTCTTAACAGTATTGTAAACACCTCCGCTTTATCGTGGGCGTTTTATAAAGTAGAAAAAGGAGAACAAATACTTGGCACCGAAAAATTCAAATACTTGCAAGCAAGTAAAGAGTTGGGTTATAAGGACTATGGCGTACATATAGAGGATGGCAGCCGATATATGGAAATGAGAAAAGACATGAAAGAACTAATGCTCATTTCATTAAACGCAAAAGAAATCCGACCCATGGATGCTTATAAAGTATTGATGAGCGAAACAACAGCAAGTATGGGCGCGGCGCTCGAATCATCTTGGGAGCAAATACAAATAGCGGCAGCAAAATCCGACCAAGCAAACAACCAAGTTCAACAACAAATTGAAGCGGCGAAATTGCAACAACAAATCGATTTAGCGAGAGAAGACAGAGAGGATAAGCAATTGGCCACACTAACAGAGATAGACGCTTCTGCCGACGCTCAAATAAGAATTGACGACAATAAAATGAAGGGTAAAATGTTTGAAAACCAACAAAAGGTAGAGAACGATATTATTACGAAAGAATAACCATGTTGATATCAATGTTTTGCATCTTAAATAAAGTTGTATATATTTACACAAATTAAAACTTATTATCATGTCACAGCAAGCAGAAGCCAA